GCGGGTGCCGCGGGAAGTCCGCCTCGAGGCCCGCTCCCGCGTCAAACACCTGCCGATGAGCTGGGATCTTGAGCGCATCGTGGAGGACGACCTCGCCATGGAGCAGATGGAGCAACTGGAAAAGCACCACCGGAAGCAATTCTGGGAGGAATGCGGCGTCAAGCGGGAGGCGTACGAGCTATGAGCGCCGGCAAAGGCGACACCCCGCGGCCGGTCAACGGCGACCGCTACCGGGCCAACTACGAGCGCATCTTCGCGCCGCCCTACCCCGATTGGATCTGCCGTCCCTGCGGCGAAGCCCACGGCCGCGGCATGCCCGCCGGCCACGTCTCGACCTGGCACGAAGACCCCTGCGGCATCTGCGGTCAGGTCGCCTCCGTCAGCGAACCCCGCGATTTCGGCCACCTAAAAAAATGGCCCATCCTCCCCAAAAACCCTTGATCCCGATGCCTACATATGCCAACATCTGCCAACAGATGACGCAGGCCGCCACACTGCAGCACCCACCGGCGACCTATGAATGCTGAAACCAAACGACTCCTCCGACAACAATGGCCACACATCGCCGAAGACATCATCGCCGTGGACGAAGCCGCCGACCGCTGGCTCAAGTGGCGCGCGGACCTGTATCGCCGCAAGAAGGAGAAGCGCAGTGAGCAGCGCCTTTGTCATAGCGACTCAGCTGCTGCTGGTTGCGTTCATGATCGTGACACTGCTGGCCCTAGATAACGACGACAACGATGGAGGACACGCCTAAATGAAACGCACCGTTCCCCAATCACCCGCCACCGAGTGCGCCGTCCTCGGCAGTCTTCTCGCCGACCCGAAGCTGGTCGATGAGATCGCCGGCCTGCATGCGGATCTTTTCTTCACGCCCGCCAACCGGCTGGTCTACGAGACCATCGCCGAGATCCGCGGCGAGGGCGGCACGCCCAACCTCATCGCCACCACGCAGCGCATCGATGCAGCGCACAAACTGAATTTTGTCGGCGGCGCCGGCGCCCTCACTGAGCTGCTCTCTCAGTCTGCCGGCGGACCAGCGGGCGTGGAGTACCACGCGCAAACCCTCCGGGATCTCCACGCCCGCCGCCGCATTATCGACGCCAGCGTTGCCATGCAAGCCGCCGCCCAAGACATGGCCAGCGACGCCGACAGCGTTCTCCAGCAAGCCGGCGAGAGTGTCCTTAGTCTTTCCCTCACGACCGCCACCGACTCCATGCGCGCCCCCAGCGCCATCGTCCCGGGACTCCTCGAAGAGCTGGAAGCCCTCATGGCCGGCGGCAAGAAGCTCGGCCTGCAGACCGGTATCCGTGATCTGGATCAAGTCACCGGCGGTCTCCGCGGCGGACAGCTCACCATCATCGCCGGCCGACCCGCCATGGGTAAGAGCGCGCTGATGCTCAATATGGCCGACAACATGGCCCGCCGTGGCGTGCCGGTCGTTTATTTCTCCCTCGAAATGCCCGCCAACGAATTGGCCGCCCGCGTTGTCCTGAGCCGCGCCGAGACCAACACCGAGATCATCCGCAACGGCTTCCTCACCGCATCCATCAAGCACAGGATTATGGACGCCGCCACGCAGTTCGCCAGCGAGCCGCTCTATGTGGACGACCGCGGCGGACTAACGCTCCTCGACATCCGCGGCCGCGCGCGCTTGGCCGTCCGCCGCTGGGGCGTGAAGTGCATCTTCGTGGACTACTTGCAGCTTGTCAGCCACTCCGGCGCGCAAAGCCGCGAAAACGAAGTCGGCTTTGTCAGCCGCGGATTGAAAGCCATGAGCATGGAATTGGGCGTCCCGGTGGTCGCCGCCGCCCAGGTCAACCGCCAAGCGGAAAACCGCAGCGACAACCGCCCCAAACTTAGCGACCTCCGCGAGTCCGGCAGCATCGAGCAGGACGCCGACATCGTTGCCTTAGTCCATCGTCCTTGTTACTACGCGGTCGCCGACCAAGAACCCGACCCGCAGGACGCCGAGTTGATCGTGGCCAAGCACCGCGCCGGCCGCACTGGCACGCTCAACCTTACTTGGCGTCCCTCGCTTACCCGCTTTGAGGGCACCGCGCCGGTTGGCCGCACCAGCGACAGCGATGGCTCGGTCTACGCACCGGCGAAACAACTTTGGGAGGCCATCAATGAATAGCCGAGCCAAGGGCGCCCGCGGAGAGCGCATGTGGCGCGACGAATTGCGCGAAGCATTCGGAGACTCTGGGATCAGGCGCGGGCAGCAGTTCAGCGGACTTGGGGATTCGCCGGACGTTGTCTGCCCGTGCCTCCCCGATTTCCACTTTGAGGTCAAATTCTGCCAAGTCGTGAAGATCCGCGACTGGATGGCCCAGGCCATCCGCGACGCCAAGGCCAAGCTCTTCCCGGTCGTCGCCCACAAGCGCAACGGCGAGGAGTGGTTCATCACGCTGCGCGCCGCTGACTTCCTCACCATCCTTCGCCGCTCCGATTTTCTAGTCCCAACACAAAACCAACAACCAACCACATAACATGCCAAACAAAACCCTAACCACACCCGTGGGCATCGCCCGCTATCCTCACCTCAACCGTCCCGACACCAAGTTCGACGACGTGGGAGTGTTCAAAGTAAACCTCGAGCTAACCGCCGAGGAAGCCGAACCGTTCATCAAGCAAGCTGAGGAGCTTTTCTCCGCGTTCGTCGCCGAGAAAAAGGCCGAGCTGAAGAAGGACAAGATCAAGCTCCACGCCGCGCCTTGGGAAGAAAACGACAACTTGATCCAGCTCAAGCTCAAGGTCAAAGCCGTGGGCAAAGACAAAGCCGGCGAGACCTACAGCCGCGCGCCGAAGCTCTTCAACGCCTCCGGCGACATCATCACCGACAACATCGGCGGCGGCAGCAAGATCCAAGTCGCGGTCGTGCCCTACTGCTGGTACACGGGCACGCTCGGCGCCGGCATCACGCTGCAGCCCAAGGCTGTCATGGTGCATGACCTTGTCACCTGGGGCGATGGCGGCAGCGCCGTGGCCTACGGCTTCGATGTGAGCGAGGCCAAGCCCGACACGCGCAAGACCGGCACGGACGACGAAGAGATTAGCTGGTAACTCCCATGCCAGCCAAAAACACCACACGCAAACCCAGCACCAAGGGCAAGGCGGCGAAAGCCGCCAAGCCCGCGGAGCCGGAGCGCTTCACCGAGGACGGACGCAAAATCGCCCGCCTCGAAAAGACCCGCGCACACCAGAAGTATCCGCTGAAAGACGGCACCGACGTTCCCGGCGCCAGCACCATCGCCAAGATCGGCGAGGACAGCAGCGGCCTCATCCACTGGGCTTGGAAGCTCGGCATGGAAGGCCAAGACTACCGGAAGGTGCGCGATAAAGCCGCCGACATCGGGACCATCGCGCACTTCCTCATCGAGTGTTTTCTCCACAACCACGTTGCCGACCTCTCCGAGTTCAGCTCTGCGGACATCGAGAAAGCTACCATCGCCTTCAACAACTTCAAGCGCTGGTGGGATGACGAAGGTCTCACCGTCATCGAGCCGGAGGTGCAGTTGGTGTCCGAGGAATACCTCTACGGCGGCACCATCGATGCACCGTCCCGCGACCGTGACGGCAAGATCGTCCTCCTTGATTGGAAGACATCCAAAGCCATCGTTGGCGCGCACAAAGTCCAGCTCGCCGGCTACGAGCAACTCTGGAACGAAAACCGCCCGGACATGAAGGTCCAGCGCCGCGGCATCGTCCGCATCGGCAAAGAGTCACCGGATGACTTTGAGGTCGCCTGGATGTTCTCAGCCGAGCCGTTCTGGAAGGTCTTCCAAGCGCGCCTCGCGCTGCACTACGCGCAGTTAATGCTCAAGAAGGCCGCCTAATGAAACGCACCCGCCGCTTCGTTGTCCGCGAACAGACATTCGGTCTGACTGTGGAGTTCTATTGCGGAACTCCGCAGGCGGCGGCGCTGCGGCGGTGCATCGTCATCCTGCAACTTGATCCCAAAGACCCCGACAACCAGCCCGACGACTCCGACGCCGCCTGGGCCATGTGCTGCGGAAGTCAAGCGGTCGTTTGGATTGAAAGCGCGGACGACACCGGCTCGCTCGTCCATGAGCTTTACCATGTCGTGCAGGATTTCCTAAAGCACATCGCCGCCGTCGAAGAGGAAACCGGCGCCTACCTCATCCAATATCTTTACCGGGAGGCGCGCAAGCGGCTGGATAAGCGATGACCTCCAGCGCCCTCATCGCCTTGGTCGGCTTCATCTACTTCGCCGTGGCCATCGACCTCGGCCTCATTCAGCACCGCTATTGGCACGGCCTCATCTGGCTCGGCTACAGCATCGCTCAGATCGGGCTATGGCGAGTGACAATTTATGACTGACTTCAACATCATGACCGCCGAAATCGCCGAGATCGACAAGACCATCACGCTGCTCCGCAGCAAGCGCGAGAAGCTGGTGGCCAGGGAGGCGAAAAAGAAAGCGGACGCCCTTTGCGCCGAGATGCGCAAGCGCAAACAATCCAAATGACTTTCAATCTGCAGGCTCAAGCGGGTTCTTGCCGGCGTTCATGTGGTGTGACGCCGCGGACCATCTCCGGGATGCCCAGCTCCAGCGAGCAAGACGACTGGGGCGCCTGCACATTTACTTTGTCCGGGCAGCGTAGCAACACGGATGAGCGTTATGGACTGGGAATACTCGGTCGGCGCCACATCGATCTCGGGAGGTCGCCGTATGGTGATCGCAAGATTGGCAGCCCGTGCGTTGAAAAGGTGCGGCCGCACCGTTCCCGGCAATTTTTCAAATGATCTCTTGGCCACCCCAAAACTTCCGCGTCGAAGTAGACGGCATCGGCACCTGCCGCGTGCTCTACGTTGTCGCGCAGGGCGGCATGGAGAACGACTACATCACCGTCTGCCGCGAGGATAACGGCCGGTGGCTGACCGCACGCATCGACCAGCTTGCGTGCGCGGAGAATCCGACTTTGGACATTTTGGGCGCTGGCTAGGCATTAGTTCAACAACGGTCCTGGGGAGGACCGAGCGCTAACCAGCCAGCGCCCATTTACATTTTAGGAGAGGAGCGCCGCGGAGTCGGCGCAGAGGAGTGAGTGAACGAACATCAAGCACGGTTCAAGCCGTCGCCGCACCCTGTCATGCAGGTCGATCTCGACTTGCTTGAGAAACTGGGGCCGGACGAGGGCTGGAAATATCTCAAAACACGCGAAGAGCTGATCGCCCGAGAGGCATCAGACCCGTTCCGCTATGGCTACATCCCGCCGGTGTGGAAACGCGCGTCTGAGTTGCTCGAAAAGCACCGTGAGATCCTCGTCATGGGCGGAAATCGCAGCGGAAAGACCGAGTGGGCGGCCAAGGAGGTCATCAAGACTATGTATTCCAAGCCCGGAGCGGTCGTCTGGTGCTTTCAAACCACCGCGCCCAACTCCATCGAGCTGCAACAGCCCCGCATTTGGAAATATATGCCTCCCGAGTGGAGGAATGCGCGCAAGGGTCAGGTCACCAATATCACCTACAGCGTCAAAGGCGGCTTCACCGAGGGAAAATTTGTCGCGCCAAACCAAAGCATCTGCGTGTTTCGTAATTACGCGCAAGATCCGAGCACAATTGAAGGTGGAGAGGTCGATTTCTGCCACGCAGACGAGCTAGTGCCTCTTGATGTTTTGGAGACGTTGCGATTTCGCCTTGTTGACCGCAACGGCAAGCTCGCCGTCACGTTCACACCAGTGCAGGGCTGGTCGCCGACCGTGGCCGACTATTTGTCCGGCGCCAAGACCATTACCGATACGGACGCCGAGCTGCTCCCGCTCAAAAACGACAAGGGCGAGATCTCCGGCTATGACAAGGTGCCCATTGAGCAGCTAAATCCCAAGGGCCGCCCGATCCTTTACTTCCACACGCAAAGTAATCCCTGGGCCGGCTGGTCCCGCATGAAGAAAGAGCTACAGAGCGAGACCAAGGAAAAAATCCTCTGCCGAGCCTACGGCGTGCCGACCAAAGCCATCAGCGGCCGGTTCCCGCTCTTCAATCCCAAGGTCCACGTCATCCGCGCCTCGGATGTCCCGCAGGGCACGCGCTACCATTGGGTCGATCCGGCCAGCGGCAAAAACTGGGCCATGATCTGGACCGTCCACGATACGTCCGGCCGCATCGTTGTCTACCGCGAATGGCCAGACCAAACGTCCTACATCGAGGGCGTCGGCTACGCCGGCGAGTGGGCGCTGCCCGACGGCAAGAAGCTCGACGGCAAACCCGGACCCGCGCAGCAGGACTTCGGCTTTGGCTTGGAGCGCTACAAGGACGAGATCCTGCGCGTCGAAGCCGGCGAGGAAATCTTTGAGAGGTGGATGGATTCGCGCTACGGCAACGCCCGCACCCTCGGCAAGGAATCCCCGACGACCCTCATCGACGAGATGGCCGACCTCGGCATGCTCTTCACGGCGACACCGGGCGACAGCATCGATGAAGGCGTGTCGATGATAAATGATGCCCTTAGCTACAACCCAGAAAAGCCGGTAGACTCCCGCAACCAGCCCAAGCTCTACATCTCAGAGAACTGCAAGAATGTCATTCACTGCATCCAGACGTATACGGGCGCGGACGGCAAGCGCTCAGCGAACAAGGACTTTGTAGATTTAATTCGTTACGTTTGCCTCTCCGACGCCATCAACGTCGAGGGCGACATCCTGCGCAGCCACGGAGGAGGCAGCTACTGATGACCATGTCGCCGCCATCCCCGCCCAGCCGCCTGCGCCCCGGACGCCGCGGCAGTGACATCCCGCGCTGCGGCATCTGTGCCAAGCCGCTTCGTATCCAAGACATCCACGGCCACGACACCCACTACGGCCCCATCTGCCGAGAATGCGGCCCACACCTGCAGAACGCCATCCATGCGCTGGAGATCATCATCATGCGTCGCGGCTAATTTGCCATTCGCAAACAGCAAACACTCTATGTTCACCAAAACCAAAACCATCCCCACCGACCTCTACACCGTCAACGAAGACTTCGACCGCGAAGGCGCCCTCGCCTTCTCCCGCGACCAAGCGCCGCCGGCATACCTCGCCGTCATGCTCGAGCTGCAGGACAGCATCTCCGACATCCGCACCTTGGTCGCCACCATGGCCACCGCCAAAGAGCCCGGCTACCTAGCCCACGCCGCCGGCCAGCTCAACGCCCTGCAGGAACTCTGGGATACCCTCGAGCAACGCCGCACCGAAGCCTCCCGCTTAGAGTAGGTTTCGCGCCGTAGTTCAAGCCACGTTTGAACTACTGCCGCCAATGTACGCATCCCGCGACATTAGCCCGCTTAGTGTAAAGCCATGTTCCCGCTCTCCCTCAACCCTCATCTCTCAACCCTCAACTTTTATGCTGGACATTTGTACAGCAGTGTGAGATAATTGATGTATCAAAGTTGAGTCGTGCCCGCATGGCACACCGGTTTGATCGGACTGGCAGACGCTCTGCCTGGTTCCTACTTGAGAGGTAAAGCTCATGGCGACAGATGACGCGGCTCCGGCCGTAGATGTGGATTTCGACGTTATGTCGATCAGCGAAGCGCTCGTCGGACTGGATCAACCAGCACCGGAAGCGGCTGATCCCAAGACCGACGCCGAAGAAGAAAAGCTCTCTGACAATGACGAGTCGGACGAATCCGAGGCTGAAAAGCCCGCGGAAGAGTCCGAAGATAAAAATGAAGATGCCGAGGAGTCCGAGGACGAAGAGTCCGAAGACGACGAGGACGACCAGCCAGCCCCGGCGCCCGAGAAGATCCAAAAACGGATCGACAAATTAACGGCGAAGCGCAAAGAGGCGGAAGAAAAAGCCGCCACGCTGGAGACCGAATACAGCGCGGCCAAGACCAAGCTCGCCGAACTAGAGGCGCAGGTCAACGAAGCCAGCCGCCCCGTCCTTCAGCCCTCCGCGGACAACCCGCTGGCTGATGTCGATACCCCGGAAGCGCTCGAGGCCAAGGTCAAAAGCGCGCAGGAAGTCCGCCGCTGGGCACTAAAGAACAGCGACGGCGCCACGGTAAAGCGTCCAGACGGCAGCGAGGTCTATGTAGACAGCGACGCCGTCAAAGAATACCTGCTTAAAGCAGACGACGTTCTGACCCTGCACGCCCCCGCGCGCCAGCAATGGCTCGCCCAACGCCAGCCGGCCGTCGAGGCAGCCAAGAACCTGTTCCCCGACATCTTCACCAAAGGCACCGCGCTCAACACGGCCTACCAAGCGACCGTGAAGCAAGCGCCCGAGCTGCTCAAGCTACCCCAAGTCGAATACTGGGTCGGCCTCGCCCTGTACGGCGAGCAGCAGCTCATGCAAAAGCAAGAAGCGCAAAAGGCCAAAGCCAGCGCCGCCAAAAAGGTCTCGTCAGCCAAATCAGAAGCCAAACTTCCCACACCTGCATCCCCGGTTAGCGCAGCCAAATCTGCCACCAAGACAAGCAACAAAGACGCTGCACAACGACTCTACGAACGAGGCGACCGCCAATCGCTGGAAGCCTTCGCCGAGAGTCTTCTTAGCTAACCCAAAAACAGAAAGAACCAATCATCATGCCTGCTGGATCAATTTTCCCAGTGACAGGTCAACGTGAAGACCTGAGCGACGTTATCAATATCGTCGATGCAAAAAACACGCCCTTCGTTTCGGCCGCCCGCAAAGGCTCCGACATCACCAACGCCGGAGTCTACAGCTTCCAGGCCGACAAATATAACGACCCGTCCTTCGACGGCGTCCTGAGCAATCAAGACGTTTCCGCGTTCGACGATCCCTCCAAAAACCGCGCCCTCCTGAGCGCCCGCGGGCAGATGTTCCGCCGTGCCGTTAAGGTGGACACGTTCGTCCAAGAGGCCAGCGACATCGCCGGCATCGGCCGCAAAAAGCAGCTCGCCGTTGGCGTTTCCAAGGCTCTCTTGGAGACCAAGCGCGACATGGAGTCCGCCTTCTGCTCCGACCGCGAAAGCCAGGAGCAGAGCGGAAATAATCCCTATAGAACTAGGGGATTGTTTCGTTGGGTCGATACGGCGGCGCAAAGTGATTTGCCCGTTCCTGCCGCTTACCGCACGCCGACCGCCAGCGTTGACACCAACGCCACTCCGACCGAGTCCCAGGTGCAGACGCTCTTGCAGAGCATCTACAGCGAGACCGGCCAGATCGACGACATGGTGCTCCTCTGCGGACCTTCGCTCAAGCGCACCTTCACCGAATACACCCGCTTCAGCACCGGCACGACCGCGAATGCCCTGAGCATCCGCACGTTCAGCACGTCCGCCGATTCCAAAAAGATCGTGTCGGCTGTGAATGTGTTTGAGGGCGACTTCGGCACGCTCCGTCTGTTGCCCTCGTTGTATCTTCGTCAGAACAACACCAACGCCACCGCGCGCAATGCGTCCGGCTTGGTGCTCAACATGGATCAGTGCGAAGTCCGCTTCGCCAAGCGTCCGGCCATGCGCGAACTCCCCGATCTCGGTGGCGGTCCCCGCGCGCTCATCGACGCTATCGCGTCGGTCACCTGCTTGGCCCCGCAGTCCCAAGGCAAGTTCACCGCCAACGTGGCGCTCGCAGCCTAATTATTAACAAGGAGAAACTACATTGAAAACATTCGAGCTTCCCTACGAAACCAAAGCAGCGACTGGCTACACGCACAAAATCGTCCTTGATCACACCGATCTGACGACCGCGGCTGACAACACGGCGCAGACGATCACCCTGATCACCCTGCCCGCCGACACCATCATCAAGGATGCGGCGACCCATCTGGTCACCTCGTTCCAGTTGACCGGCACAACCGCCTACAACAGCAACACGATCCAAGTCGGCGTTTCTGGCACAACCGATCAGTTGATCGCTTCGCAGCAGATCAACACGAACGGCACGCCGGTCACGTCCCGCCGCTTCGCCGCCGATAATCCGATTGGCTACACGGCGAGCACCCCGATCATTGCGACCGTTGCCTCGATGGCGTCTTACGACCTGCTCGAGCTGAATGCTGGAGAAATCCACATTTTCCTCGCGGTCGTGGATCTCAACAAGCTCTAAGTCAGACCAAGTCTTGAATCACCTGCGGCGTCTCCGGGCGCCGCAGCTTTCAGGATGGCCGACTCACTCTGGACCGGCATCGCCAACGACCTGGGCGATGAGATGGCCCACCTCGTCAAAGAGGAACTCCTTACAGGTTGGAACGCCAAGGCCGTCATGGCCGGCCTTGAGCAGCAGCGCATCGCGCAGGCCAACGAGCGCCTCGAGCAATGCGCCGTCGAGGGCATCGGCCAGCACACCATGAGCATCGACGCCGATGTCTACTGGGCTTGGGAAAAAACCGAACCCGGGTGCTGGGCCGACAAAGGCTGGCGCGACGACTTCAAAAAGCGCCACCCCGAGACCGCCGTCCACTACACCCCGCGCCGCACCACGGTGCTTGTCCCTTAAATGATCAAAGCACCCGACCGCGACAAAATCTCCGAGATCCTCTCGGACATCGATGAAGCCGACGCCGATGGCAGCGGCTACGTCCAGCGCAAGCTCCGCAACTGGAACACCCGCTTCTGCATCTGGGCCGGCCAGACCGACGACGGCCGCAAACACCAAGA